CTTTGCGTAGCGTTGTTTAGATGGTAAAGTTAATTCAAAAACTTCACTCATAGTGTTATCTGTTTCTTCTGGATGCCGAATAATTTCCGATGAACCAGTTAATATCAATACTCGTTTATTCATATTATATTCCTGCAAAAAAGTTTGTAGTAATTTGTTCAATATAGTCTAACTGTTCATCAGTAATTACTGGACTAGTTCCCAAAAAGAAAGTATCAGTTGTAACTTTTCTTGCATTTGGAAAATTCTTGATTACATCATCCTGATTCATAATACCAGCATAAGCAGGTTGTAACATGACATTACCGGCAAAGTATGGTCTAGTTTGAATCTTATTATCTTCAAAGTAATTTACAATATCCTTACGCTTAAATGGCGCACCATCCTTGATGGTCAAAGCAAAGGCAAACCAACTTGGATTTGCATGTTCTGTTGCTTTTGGAAGAACAAAGAACTCTTCATACTTAGCAAAGATATCACTTAGTCTCTTGTGATTATGATTTCTCTTTTGTGTGATTGTTGGTAACTTCTTTAATTGAGCAAGACCCATAGCAGCCTGTAATTCAATTGGCTTTAGATTAAATCCAATCTCATCATAGACATACTTGTGATCAAATACTTCATCAGGCAAAGAAGGAAGCCAATTAGAGAATCGTGTCTTACACATACCATTCTTTAACATATTGGCTTTCTTACCAACACAATAACAACCTCTTCCCCACTCACGGAAACTTCGAACTACGATCTCTTGCTGTTGTGTATTACAAGCAACGAATCCACCCTCACCCATAGTAATATGATGGGCTGGATAGAAAGAACAACTTGCAAAGTCACCAAAAGATCCTAGTGGTTTACCGTTATAAGTAGAATCTAATGCATCACAGCAATCCTCAAGGAATACTAAACCATACTGATTGACAATATCCATGAGTCTATTCATGTTTGGTGGATTACCCAAGACATGAGCAAAAGTAATTATCTTGCAACCTTCTTTTGCTTTTTGCTCTACTTGATCTAAATTAAGATTGAGAGTGTCGATATCAATATCAACAAACTCAGGAACAAATCCTACTTGGAAAATAGGATTGATTGTGGTGGGAAATCCAGCAATAGGAGTTATTACCTTTGTTCCCTTTTGGAAGTTTGTCAGTCTCTTGGATGTAAGAGCAGACATCATAAGCAGATTAGAACTGCTTCCGCTATTAGTCAGAATACCAAAATCCTTCCCAACATATTTTGGGAATTGATGTTCAAAACGAATACCGTTTTCTCCCAATACAAGCCATCCATTTAGCAAGGCTCGTATTGCTTCAACATATTCTTCTGTACCAAAGTAAGGACCAGCATACTGAACAACATCTTGTCCAGCGATCCACTTCTTTGATTCGTTCTTTTTTGTTATGAATTCTTCTACTGCTTTTAAAATTTCTTCCATAATTAATGAATACCCATTCCCCAATCATTCAAGTTTGGAATGTTATATTTTTGAACATTTTCTTTTATAGATTTATACTTAAAACTCTCTTCTACATTATGATTTTCATAAACATTATATGGAACTTTCAATGGAAAATCAAACAATTTAACATCCCAATTAAAATTATTTACAGAATAATCGTATTCTTTTGCCTGTATAGTTTTAACTCCAAACTTAAGTTGAGCAACATAATCAGTGACTTTCCAATAGTATTGTTTAACTGCAACTGTTTTTTTGTCTAACCATTGTATGTGTGCAACAAATAACATTGGCTGGTTTATTTTAATGGCTTTTCCGGGATGTGGTAAATGTTCGGAATGTCGTTGTGCATCTTTGAATGCGGTTCTAGAAGAATAAGAACCAATTCTATCGGCTATATGATCTCTCCACTTTCCATCTACTCGTATCTTATTGTAATCTGTATACTGTATCCAATCCATATAAATTAAAGTATCTTTATATGTTTCTAAAATTTGTTCTAATTGTTCTTTAGTCAGATTACCATCAAGATATTCATCTGTATCTAAGCAAATAATTTTACCAGAGTGTTTAAATGCTTCATCATATAATAGTTGCCTATTATTAGATTCTATGGCACATTTATTTTCTATATGTGTATCTGTTCGTAAGACATTCAAAATATTGAATTTATCTTTATTTTCTAACAAATATTCATATGTGCCATCAGTTGAACTGTCATCCATGAAAATAAAAGCATCGGCATATTTTTTCCAATGAGGAAGCATTTCCTTTAAGATAAACAATTCATTTTTCGTAAGTGTGATTTGTATTATCATTTTTGTGTTATTATTGGAAATCCAGAAGACTTTCGATTCATATACATCTGTTTGTCATAATTAGAACCTATTTGCATATTTCTTGCCATTAAACTATCTTGATTTTCAAACCACTTGTGAATAATTGGTCTTCTCTTTATGTGCTTCAGAACTCCTAGTGATTCAAAAACTTCAGTCTGTTCGTTATCACACCATTCTGATTTGTAGTCTGGATGATACACATATCCAAATAAATTATACAATGTCCTTCCAATAATAGGAAGAGTAATTAAAGTTTTATATCCTTCTGGACCTTTAGGATCAAGCCGAGGATCTGTGTCGTAATTTAAACTACCTTTTAAGTCGGGAAAAAAAGAAAACATATCATTGACAATGATATCATCCCAATTGGTTTCAACTGGTTCCATGTCATCTGCCGTAGAAATCAAAATATCCCAAGAACTATCGGGAATATCTCTATTTATGGCATGGATCTTTCCTTTACTTTCACCATAAAAATAAATAACAGTTACATTGTTTGTATTTTTAGATTCTAGGAATTGACGAATATGTTCATTGTTCAATAGCACATCATCAGTATCCATGCTAATGATTACTGTTATTTTATGTTTACCAGAAGCCTTATTTAAATAAGAATTCAAATTTGACATAAATTTTTCAGGTCGTTGTCTTGTCGGGTATTTTAATAAAATGTGTTTCATAGTAAAAATCTCACAATACAAAAATCATATTTTCCCATCTATTTTCTATTAATCTATAACCTAATTTTGTGAATTTATCAAATAATAGATGATGCATGTTATCATTCTCTACGCAGATTATTTTGCAGTTATAGTCTCTTGGATTAAACCAATCCTGAAGTGTCAATTTTGCAGAATATCCTTCTACATCTATATTGATAAAATCAAATGTAGGACCAAATTTATTAAGAAGTTCTTTCATTCCTATATGCCCAATATAAACCTTTCTTGGATTTACTGGATCACCTTCTGAGTTAAATTCTTTATTGTTTTCAATTCCTCTCTGTGTCCAACTCTGAATAGTAGAAGAAACAGAACTCATAGGAGAATCATAAAATTCCAACATTCTTTGATCTGTTAATTCTTCTTCTAATACTACGGCTAGATTAACTAATTCTGCTCTCCTCGGTATCATCTTATACATATCACATAATTTGTAAAAACAATAAGAAGAAGGTTCTACAAATACTCCACTCCAATTATTAAATTGTAACATAATTTGGCGAACATTACTAAATGTTTCTCCATCATACGCGCCAATATCTAACAATTTTCCAGAAGTCATATTATTATCTAAAATGTATTTTATAATTACATCTTGTTCATTATTTTGTGAATAATTTTTAATCATATAAGTCATCTTTCATTTCATTTCATTTCATGACTATCCACCAGATTACGATCTGGCAAATAACCATCAAATTCATAAATATCGTTTTTGGCATTTACATGTATCTGCTGTCCGACAAAATAAACACCACCATTATTAACTCCACGATGAGTTCCGGGTGGAAATGGTTTTTTAGAAAAAAATGGATCATGTTCAATATAAGTTAATTTATCATTTTTTATTTTATGAGTTAAATATGCAGACATAAAATTCTGGTCTTGTGTTTTTTCTAAAGATGGATTATATCGTTTAATTGCATTAAACATTTCACCTTTAAATTTATCACATTTAAGCCCAAACATTCCTGCTTGTATAAACCAAGCATGGTATGGATGATCTCGCATTATATGAATATCTGCGTCAGATGCAATCCAATCATCTACTGCTAATTTTTCTCTAAAAGAAACTCTAGAGTCAGCATCTCTAAAAATTGCTCGCTGCACATCTATAAAGTCAACAGCCAAAAATCTATTCATTGCTGATCTATTATCACCAATAGATTCTATCTGTTTCACATTAGTATTTTTTCTGCTTTTAAGTTCTTCTATTACTTCAGCGGGAACACAAGAATTACAGAAATAATAACATATCCATCCCGGATATACATCTAATGCCAAATCTGCATTATTTATTGCTCCTCTTGTATAGAGAGGATTGTTGCCCCATAAACTAAAAGAAATCACATTTTTCATTTTTATTTTTTCATAAATTGTATCGATTCAGATGTTCTGTCATCATATCGATACAAGTGTAGTATTTTATTTATGTGTGTTTCTGATTTTACTTTAGGATACATCAACAGACACCAAGCAAAATCTTCACCATAAGAAGATGCTTCAAGTTTTGCTTGTTTTGCTATATCTGATTTCCAAAAACACATATGAAAAGGTGGTCGTTTTACATGAGTCATTCCCGGAACATATCTTTCGTTTGGATTGCTCATGTTAAAATTAACTATAAATTGATTGCCGTTTACTATGCAATGTTGATCAAAACTTATAACATCGGCTGGCTTTTCTTTTATATTATTGATAATAGTTGACATGTAATCATCAGTAATATCATCGTCATCATCCATAAAAGCAATCCATTTGCCTCTAGCAGAGTCTAATAGTGATTGTCTTTTTTCACCAATAGTCATACTTTTATTATCAATAAGACAAAGAATTTCAACCTCTGGATAGTTTTTTGTTTGCTCTAACATTTTATTGTATAGAGGTATTAGATATTTTTCAATTCTAGATGGTATTGAAAGTATAAGTATACTAACCAAAACGCTGTCTTTATTAGTTGGCATATTTTATTTCTCCTGCTGCTTTAATAATTCTATCTACAAAATTTACACAATATTGTTTTGCCTTTTCAAAATTGTAATTAACTTTTTCCAAATTTTCTTGGTAATAATTTTCACTGTATTGAGTTGTTAATATCCGCTGTGGATTGATCCAGTAACTAGTATCAAAGAAGTCAGAAATATTTGGACATCCCCAATAAATTGGAATGGTCTTTGTTATTAGACAATCTATAAGTTTCTCAGAAAAATAATTTGGCTCACTAGAACTTTCAACCACTACCGAATACATTGAATTAAACAAATGGATTTTGTTGTCATTGGGCAATAATTGTTCACCCGGAATTGGAAATCTAGTTGATGAATAGAAGTTCAATTTTGCTGGAATATTCTTACGATGATTCCATATTGTATGTCTAACGCTATAACCCAGTTTACCAGATAGTGCGCCACAAATCATACTAACAGAATTTTCTTTTGGAAGATCACCAAGTTCTTCTGTAAAGGTTCCAAGAGAATCTGGATGGTGGTTGGATTTGTTCAACCAAGTAGTTCCATATGCAAGAAACACTGCATTAGGGCAGTTTTCTAGAATTTTTGGATTAGATGTTACTATTTTTGTATAGTGATGCTGATTTGCAATCACATGATCGGCTTGTTCAACCCATGCTGATGTGCTAGGCTCATTAACATTTACAAAAATCTTATGTTTTGCATCAGAATAAAAAACAACATCTCCACCGGGTCTAGAGTTTTTACCAAACCTAGTAAAGTGAATTTCACATGATTCTTTTAAGTCTGGTATTTGATTAGGAGCAAAAAGATAATCTGCATTAATTATTAATGGCTTCATTTGTTTTTCTCCATAAAGTATCATCAGCCATTTCTAGATTAATAACACGATTTAGATTATCATGAATTGCTTCTAGTTTAGAATGATAAAGGTCTAGTGTCAAACTATTAATATCAAAATTTGAATCTAAAACAATAATACCATCCATGTTAAACAACGCACCAATAGCAGGATTACCAAGATAAATTGGAATTGTACCTGTTGCAAAACAGTCTGTTAATTTTTCTGTATAGTAGCCATCATAAAAATCATTTTCAACAACTACATGAAACATATAATCCTTCAAACCAAACATTTTGCTTTTCCATGGCTGTGTTAAATCTGTATCAGGAAGCCGCGGCGAATCACATGCTCCACCAAACAAATCTAGTTTATCTTTGAATTGTTTTGCATAACCATGACGAATCATGTGTCCCTTTGTGTGCTTTTTGGGAGATGCAATCATACTCACCATTTTTGTTTTCTTGTAGATTCCGTATTCTGATTCGGGAATCCAAGGAAGATTGCTGCCGGCTGGACAATATTCAAATACTCTAGAAATGGAAACAAGATTCTTGTCAGAAACAAAAATCTTCTTAAATCTTAGTTCTAATTTGTCATAGTTCCAAGCCAAAAATTGAGATAGATTATTTACAATAGATCTGGATTCGCACACCCAACCATATAGATTATCTAATCCCTCTGGAAGTTGATCATGCTGTAATATAGTATTATCAATTAACAACAAATGATCTATTTTGCCATAACTTGGCAACTTCCATTCAAAATTTTTAGGTTTTCGGTTTGAACAAGATGAAGTCTCCGGATCAAACGGAAACCCATATGCATATAAAAAGTTTTGTTGTTTCATGATTAATAATTAAGCACCCAAGATTTTTTAAAGATACCTGATATGTATTCGTAATCTTTGTGTTGATTCACACCATCGAATTTTCGAGGATACATTATCAAGTTTTTTGTTGTATTCAACACATCAATAAGATAGCACAAAGATGTCTCAACTGTATGAATTTCTTTTGCATTTTCTAAAAGCCAACAATAGTCAAATATGTGCCTTGACTTTGTGTCGTTTTTTATAACTCGTAAATTTGTGTTTACTTCAAAATTCGTTTCTTTCACTTGAAATAAGCCACGAAAAAATGTATTAACAAATACAAAAGGCTCATCCTCTTCCAAACCAAACTCTTTTCTTAAATCGGTTTCTCTTTGTGGGTTTCTAGTAAACTTAAGATATGATTGCCAATTTGTTCCAGAATTGCCAATCAATTGATATTTTGTTCTCATTGCATGTCGCCAATCCCAACCAAAATGTCCATGAGAGTTTCCAAAAGGCAAATACAAAATGGTGTCAGTTTCATCTTTATGAATTCGAACATCTGCTGTGTGTTTTTTATACAGATGCTTGAATGGAAATTCAGAGTTAACATCATAAAACTCTATATTATATTCTTTAATATATTCACTCAAGTAAAGATACTCAGGAATAACAGGCCATATTATCTTGTAACCTTTGTCATGAAATAAACTAACTGCTTTTTGCAGATAAAGCATACTACCTATGCCGGTAGATTGATCAAGCAAAACATATTTCATAAATGTTCTTTTTCATCAATAATCAGAGACTGTGTTTCTTTGTTTATCTTTTGCTTATACGAAAACCGTAAGTCATTGAGTTTAAATATTTTTCTACAACATTCAATAAATTTCTCATCAAATTTATTTAACTTTTCAAACTCTCTTACTTGATTTTCAAGATTCCACAACTCGTTATTGACTGAAAGCAAATCCGTTATAAATTCATTTAAAGTTGAAAACTTTTTAACATGTTTTTGTAAAAGTTCTAATTCTTCAGAAACATTTTTTCTCTTTTCATTGTCTTTGATGTTTTTCATCTTGACAAGAAGAATAGTATACCGATCTAGCAATTCACCATTGGAAATAGAAATGCAATTCATCGTGACTCCGCCATGAAAGAATTACCCGGCGATTGCCATTCAATCAATTGATCTGTATATCCCATCTTTTTCAATACTTCTTTCTTAGATGGCATATCAGATAATCCCATCATAAAAACTGTTGAATTAGATTGTTTTCCTGGCCATTCACAATAATCTCGGTTGAGTATTGCAATCTTTTTTTCTTTTATGTAATTAGTCATACATGCTATAAAAGTTTCATGATCAAATAGATTGCTCTGTGTTTGTCGAACTACATCACATTGCTGTATCCACATCTGAATAAATTCTAGGGTTTCACTGTTATAATTAAACCAAAGAGGAGATGCCTTTATCTGTCTCAACTCTTTTGCATCAGTAGAAGCCACACCCATATTAACACCGAGAGAAGAAAATCCATCAAATATAGATGGTTCCTTTAGAATAAAAGTATCAATATCTAACCAAAGTATTGGTCTTTGTTTTTCTATTAATTTTTTGTAAATGAATTTTGGTTTAATTAAACAGTTATTTTGGTAAGAACCCTGAGATTCCAGATGATCTATTGAGTAAGGAATTCCAAATGATTCACACTCTTCCTTAAATCTTTTTGCGTGATCTGTATAATATGTTCTACCATCTACATCACAAAAATAACTTATCACAAGTGTTTGCATAATTTATTACTTTCCTATATGGTATTTAGGAATCAATTCCCATTCTTTCTTTTCCTTAAAAGGAATAATCTTTAGTTGAGCAATGCTCAATTGGTTTGTTTTATACTTGTCGCTTATTGGAGTCAATAGACCCCATTCGTGTAACAATTTAACTATTGTATTTCTACGAGCAAGATCACTTTCACTTGTATCTGTTTCTAATCCATCTAGAGCCAATAGTTCTTTAAAATGAAGAATTGCATATCTTCCTCTCTTGTGAAGTATATGGCAACTTTGATACAACTTTTTATCTTTTTTGGAAGAAACTCCTATTCTTGTTAGAGTTTCTTTTATCTTGAGGAAGTCGTCTTCATTTTCAAATTTAATCTCTACACCATAACCTTCAAATATATCTTCCGTGTGTTTCATATTAAAGCCATTTCTACTAATAATACCTATTATGCCTTTTCATTGTTGGCACAGATATTTAGAATTTGGCTACTTTTGACGAGATGAACCACCACGGTAAGTTTGCTTCTTCAGTTCTTCTATGTCCTCCGGACTGAGAAGGTCTAATACCTCCTTGGAACGCTTATAAGAATAACCATATACTTCTTTCAGCATATCCAATAGTTCCATCATTCCATGTTCATCTTTTAGCCATTTGCTGTACCTCTTTCTCTGTCGTACAGATAACCGCAAGTAGTCAAAATGCATCTTTTTTTGAATTCCGGGAATGGAATTCATTTGATTGCACTGCATGATGGTATCTGGAAAATAAGAAAGAGAATGATTTATGATGTAAGGTGCATACTCTCTTTCTGAGGGATTATTATCCCCATCAAGGATCGGTTCCTTTGAGTAGTTAATAGCAGTTAAAAAGTCACCCAATTTCATTTAAATTCACACCCCATCATAAGTTCAACGATACATGCCACTAAATTGATCTCCTGATCCGCGACAAATGCCGATTTGTATTGGTATTCCGCTAGAGCAAGAATGGCAGTTGGAATAGATCCGCTCTTTAAGTTTTCATATAAGCCGTCATATAACTTCCTAAAGATGTGCTGTGGATCATTGTCTATATTCGATACAACCCAAACTCTGGCTGCACTGAAGTCTTTATTCTTCATGTGATCCATGAGTTCTTTTATCTTTATATCCCCGACTTCGCTCAAGATACCAATGTCTATGATTCCAGCCGAGGAATACCTCTGCAACTCATTTAAAGTCCTTCTGAAGTCCGGGAAATGCTTTATAATGAGTTGTGTGAGAACTTTTTTATCATAACCAATCTTTTCTTCCTTTAGAATAAACTCACAACGAGAAAGGAAGTCTTTTGCCAATTGTGGCTTTTCTTTGATTGGAATAGAGAAGTCTATGCAAGTACAACGAGAATGAATTGGCTCAATGATTCGATTCTTATAATTACATGTCAGAATGAATCGGCAGTTCTTTGCAAACTCTTCAATTGCGCCTCGTAGTGCTGGCTGGATTGATTGTGCATTTGAATAATCAAACTCATCTAGAATAACAACTTTCTTTGTATCGGACAAAGAAATGGTGGAAGCAAACTGACGAATTTTAGTTCGAAGCGTATCAATGTTACCATCTTCAGAGCAGTTAATGATAATCCAATCTGCTCCTAGTTGGTTACACAATGCTCGGGCAACACTTGTTTTACCCGTTCCAGCCTTTCCTGAAAGTAAAAGGTTGGGACATTCTCCACCTTTTACAATATCATTGAATGTCTTTTTAAGAGAAGCAGGAAGAATACACTCATCAATGGTTTTTGGACGATATTTTTCTACAAACAAATTAATAGTATTCATAATTAACTCCAAGAAAAAGGACGATTGGAAATCCAATCGTCCTCTTCAGACACATGGGATTTACTCAGTTATGGTAACTGCTAGTCGATTCCAATGCAACCCAATACTTCAAAGAAATATCTTTATGGCTAAATTGGCTAAT